CACGACCACTGGCGCCGCCGGTGGGCGCAGTGGATCTGCGACCACATGCTCGATCCGTTCGACCCCAAGGGCGATCACTGCTGAGGTGCCGCATGAAACTCCCTGACCCGTCGCTTCCGTGGCCGATCACTCGGGAGGCTGTCGCGCTCATCGCCGAGCGCGAGGGGTGCCGACTGACGGCCTACCGCTGCCCCGCCGGCGTGTGGACGTGCGGATGGGGCGAGACCGACGGCGTTGGCCCCGAGACCGTATGGACGCAGGAGGAGGCCGATCGGCGATTCTGCGACTCGCTCACGCACTACACGACGCAGGTGCGCAACATGCTGACCCGCCCGGCAACGGCGAACGAGCTGGGCGCACTGGTGAGCCTGGCCTACAACATCGGGCTCGAAGGGCTGCGCCGCTCGAGCGTGCTGCGCCTGCACAACGCAGGTGACACGCAGGCCGCCGCGCGGGCGTTCTCGTTGTGGAACAAGGCGCGCGTCAACGGCGCCCTCGTCGAATTGCCTGGACTCACGAGCCGACGCGCGGCCGAGGCGGCGCTGTACCTGCGCGATGACGAAGCAGTGCGCATGCCGCAGGCAGTGGTGAGCGAGTCGTCGCTCGTCCAGTCGCCGATCCAGCAGTCGGGCGTCGTCACGCTCGCCACCGGCGCGCTCGCGCTGGCCGGCTCGGCGTTCGACAGCGTGCGGCCGGTGCTCAAGGATGCCGTCGAGATGGCATCGGCGCTCGGCGTGTCGCCCGGCGCGGTGCTGGGCGTCGTGCTGCTGGTGACGGGCGGCACGACGGTGTACTGGCGCTGGAAGCAGCGCAGGAGCGGCTGGACGTGATGCACCTGTACCTGATCGGCGCGGCGATCGCGGCGGCAGTGGTGTTCGCCGCTGGCTACCGCACGGGCGCCTCGCACGCCCAGGCCGAGCTGGACGCGCTGCGCGCCGCCTACACGCAGGCCGCGCTGCGCGCCGAGCAGGACGCACGAGAAACGGAGGCCCGGCATGCCCGAGCGATGGATGAACTGGCTCGAGCGGCACGCGATCAGGCTCGGGCTGTTGCTGCTGCTCGCCAGCGTGCTGATGCTGCTGCTGTCCGGCTGCGCGACGCGGCCACCCGTGCCGGTGCCGAGTGCGCAGCCACGCCTGCCGCCGCTGCCGATGGAGGCACGCCAGCCGTCGGCCCCGGACTGGTGCTCTCCGACCTGCTCGGCCGGTGTGGAGCGCGACTTGTCGAGCTGGGCGACTACGCTGACCGTGCCGCAGCCGCCGGCGCCGCCTGCGAGCGAGCCTACGACGCGGTGATGGGAGCGGGGAAGTGATCCATGTCCCGCAGCAACTGCATCGTGTTCGCCCTGCGCCTGTACGTGCGCCGGGTGCGCAAGGGCCGGGAGGGCTACCTCATGTGGCGCCGATCGCGCCTCAGGAACGTCCTCGGGCACGTTCTGTACGCCGAGCAGCGCCGGCACGGCGGCTGGCGCGTCGTCAGTTGGTGCCCCATCGAGTGTCGGCCGCGAATGATCGCCCCACCCTGGTTCCGTGGCCGGGTAAAGCACGGCGACGCACACACTGACAGGCGGTGACATGCAGGAGTGGATCGTTTACGTCGACGGGGTGCAGGTGCATCGGTATCGGCACTCCGAGCAGTTGTCGTTCGACCAGTGGCCCGACGCGGTGCAGGTCGAAGTGCCTGCGCCGCCGCAGCCTGAGCCAAGCCAGCAGCCGCCGCGTCTGGTGAGCAAGTTTGCGTTTCGCTCGCGGTTCACGCAGGCCGAGAAGGCAGCCATCGAGCTCGCCTCGCTGGACAACCCGGCGGCCGACATGCAACAGCGTGTTCTGGCCGCCTCCTTGCGGGCGTCACAGAACGACATGGCTGTCGCCACGTTCGTCGACCTTAACCACCCGGCCACGCGGCAGGGCGTCCAGGCACTGGAGCAGTACGGTCTGCTGGCCCCAGGCCGCGCGGCCGAGATTCTGGATGCCGAGGTGACCGAATCGGAGCGGTGGAATGGCTGACAGGTACTTGGTGCATGGGCTGTACGGGTCGGCGTCGTTCACCGCGTCGACCACGAACAACAGCACTTCGCTGAACGTGACCGCGATCGCCAGTGGGCGTATTGCGCTGGGCAGCGTCATCACTGGGCCAAACGTCCCGGCAAACACCGTCATCACCGCATACGGCACGGGCCGCGGTGGAACCGGCACCTACACGATGTCGGCCAACGCCACGGCGACGGCCAGCGGTCAGTCGATGACCTCGATCAACGGCCACGTCAGCCTGGATCCAGAGTGGGGCGTGGCGCAGGAAGGCGACGGGACTGGGACTGGCGCAGCCATACCTGCAACCGTCAGTATCGATCTGTCGGCGTATACCGCAGCCGCCGGCGCGACGATCGCCATTGGCGGCGCCACACTGACGTGCGTGGCTTCTGGCGCGGGCAACAACCAGTTCAACGCGGGCAGCGGCACGACGCTGATCGACAACATCGTCACGGCGATCAACCGCACCACGAACTCGGTCACGGTCAACGCCGCAGCGTCTGGTTGGGCGACGCCGCTGCTGCAAAACGCCGTGTTCGCGCGTCGCAGCGGCAACAACCTGGAGATCATGACCCGCGCAGGGTCGTCCACCTACAACTCGAACTCGTCGTTCAAGGTCGTCACGACTGGCCTGACCGGCGGCTCTCAGATCGACCAGACGTTCAGTGGCGGCGCTGGAGGCGCGTGGGGCCTCTTGTGCAACCCGGTCTATGCCTCGCACCCCAGTGCATTGAGTGCAGGTTCGTATGGGGTACTTGGCGGCACAGTCGGGCCACAGGCGGGCACGCTGAGTTCCGGCGACCGTGTGTTCTGTCGGGCCGCCCGCACTTTCACGTCGTTCGGCACGGGGTTCGTCGTGAACCCGCGCGTGATCGGCGCGCTTGGAAACCCCGTTCGCATCGTCATCGACGACGGAACGGTGTGGACCGAGGATGGTTCAACGCCGGTTTTCGAGATGGTTTTTCGCGGGACGCAGGCCCAAATCAACGGCGTCGTCTTTGGAAAAGACTGCCACGTCGCCTTCGAGGGCAAGACCTACAGCAACGGCACCAAAAACCTGCAAATCAAGGGGCGGATCGCCGACGCATCAGGAAGCATTCGAGTTGGCGTGGATGGTGGCGTTGCGACCATGATCATGAAGGGCTTCGAGTTGTCCGAGATTTCTGGAAACTTGGGCGATGTCCAGATCGTGGCCTCCAACAACGCAACGAGATCGCGGTTCAGTGGCTTCAAAATCGCGTCAGCCAAGAACAACAACAGATTCTTTTCGTTCGCCAGCTACTCGCGGCAGGCATACGCGACGTTCGACGGGTTCGAGGTGAACGCAACCGGGTCAACTGCCGTCAACACGGGCGTGGCCTTCGTGTCCAATTCCAGCCTGGGCATCGACGCCCGTTTCGCGTCGGGATCGTTCACCGGTTTCGTTGTCGGCTCGACCCTGATCACGGGTCAGGGCTCCAGCACGGTCGGCGGTATGTCGCTCGACGACGTGGAACTCGGCAACGTCACGCAGGTCGGGCCGTTCTTCGCATCCACATCGCGCGCTGCGCCATCCGTCTACGCCGACTTCTCGCTGTCTTACGTGCGCAGGCGCGGTGCGCGGGATTTTTTCTGTGACCGATTTCGTGGCCTCGTGGCATGGAACTCGTCGCGCTCTCAGCCTGTGTGCGGTGCCGTGCTGGACGATGGCGTGACCGGGTGGTCGATCATGGCTATCCCGAGCACGCTCAGCGCGAACATTGACGCGGTTAACCCGCTGACGCTGCCGCGTCTGGCCAAGATCAACAGCCTCGCCGATGGTGCGCGCACGTTCAAGCTGCGATTCGTGGCCGAGCAGGCGCTTACCGTCGACAAGTCGCGCGTGTCGATGGTTGTTACGTACACGGACGTGAACAACAACCTGGTTGTGCTGGACACCTACGACCCGGACGGCGCTGCAATCTCGACGGACACGACGACCTGGACGAACGAAAGCGGCGGGTTCGTCACGTATCAGAACGGCGGCACGGTGAACCACAACAAGTACGTGCTGACTGTCTCGACTCCGCCCGGGAAGAACCTCAAAAACGGCGTGGAGGTCGGTGTCGTTGTCTCCATCAATAGCCCAGGTTCCACGCTGGTGCAGAGTTACTTCTTCGACCCCGACTTCACCATCGAGTAAGCAATGCCGTTCGTCTCGTTCGACTCTGACATTCCGGTGCATTGGGGCGTCGTCAACGTGCCGGCCACCCGCAGACCCATGCGTCCGCAGTGTTTGGGGGTCTACGCGAAGGGCACGTTGCCGACGGACAGCATCGGCACGTTCGTGATGACGTTGACCAACGTCGTGGTTGGCAGCGCCATTCGCGTGGAGGTGGTCTCCACTGGCGAGCTTATCGAATACCGGGTGGCAACCAGCAGCACCGAAGTGTTCAACGTCCCTGCCTATAGCTCTGGTAGTTCCGCCAACGAATTGCGCATCAAGGTGCGCAAGGCATCGGCCGCACCCATGTACAAGCCCTACGAAACACAGGCGACGGCCGTCGTCGGCGCGCAGTCCGTCTTCATCGCCCAGATTCCAGACTAGTGAGGTAAACGATGCCGATATCCGCAGATTTCGAGATTCAGGCCAACAAAAACATCCGCTACATCGGCGCGGCGCACGGCGCGCCTGGTGCCGGGTACTACACGGTGCTGGAGTTCCACCGATGGCTGCAAGACCTGGCCGACGACGCGAACGCCACCGGCGACGACCTGCTGGACATCAGCAAGCCCACGCCGTCGGACAAGTCGTTCGACACGATTATCACGCTCGTCAACGGCTACAACATCGACGACACGGCGGCCGAGCACCTGTACGGCGGATCGATCATCCAGGCCAACGGCGACGTGATCTACGACGGCATCCAGGTGATCGCCGCCGCCGGCGCACACGTCGAGGTCGTGCAAAACGGCGCCATCATCGCCAACGACTTCTGGAACACGGTGCCTCACGGCGCGTCGCTCAAGGGTCTGAACCCTGACCCCGCGAACGGCATCAGCCATCGCTTCATGCTCAAGGTCCGCACAGGCGGTGCGGACATCGACGGGCGTCGCCTGCTGGTGCAGACACGCGAGTGGGGCAAGACCTACAGCGAGTTCAAGATCAACGGCACGTCGCGCGGCATCAACGTGGCGGCGCTGGTCTTCGGCGACGACCTGAACAACACGACGGCCGAGGCCACGGTGTCTGGCTGGTCCGACATAACGAACCTCACGGCGGGCTACAACACCATCGACGTCGACGCGAACGGCACGCCTGAGCCGTACTACTCGCGGTGGGATCGAGGCAGCCGCTCAATCAACCAGTTCTACGAGCGCATGAAGTGGCTGACCCGGCGCGGGTCGTCGTCGACGCTCTACGGGCTGAATGGCGAGCTGTTCCGCGGCATCACCCACGAGGTCGCCGTCACGGCGCCGCGCAGCGGCACGGTGGGCGAAGGCGTGGCCTGCTCGTGGCCTGGCGGCACCGGCCAGGTGCTCGCGCGCGACAACGGCACGGCGGCGACCAAGCTGTGGATTCAACTGCTCACGGGCGTGGCTCCGACCGCAGGCCAGACCATCACGATCGGCGGCGCCACGGTGACCGCTGCCTCGGGTACGCCAAGCACCGAGCGGCCCCTGTCGTTCCCGTTCTGCGGCGTGTCCACCGGCTCGGCCCTGATCGGCGCCTACGGCTTCGCACTTGAGGCCACGGACCTGTCGGTCAACGACAAGTTGTTCGACCTCACGAACACGCAGCGCACTCCGCCGAACCTGGTCACCTTCACCGTCACGGGTCTGGTGAGCGGCGAGGACTACATCCTCGTCGGCCCCGGCAACAACGGCGCGCTGGTCGAAAACCAGTTCACGCTCAACGGCGCACTGACGGGCGCATCGGTCACGTCGGTGGTGGTCAACGAGTCCATCCCTGGCGACACGCCAGCCAGCGGCACTCTGCGCATCCAGCGGGCGAACGGCGCGTTTTCCCGCCACACGTACTCGGCCTACAACGCCGGCACCAAGACCTTCACCATCGCGTCGACCAACTTCAGCACGAACAACGCGCCCAACGGCGCTTCGGTCTACATCAGCTACATCGACAAGCTGGCGGACGCCACGACGGCGTCGTTCCAGGCGACCTACGTGTCCGACCGCGAACTGTTCGTGCGGCGGCGCGATGGTGGCGCGACCCCGACCAAGACGTTCGAGACGGCTGCCACTCTCGGCGTGGCCGGTGGCAGCGTGGCGGTGCAGCGTCTGTCCGACGCCTGATCGAGGTAACCGGTGGCGATCTCGATCAACTGGGGCACGAAGGTCATCAGCGTCCCGCTGGCCGACCTCACCTACGTCAGCCCTGGCCTGTACGAGCTGAACGTCGAGGACTTCCGCCTGTGGCTGAAGGACATCGAGGACAGCGAGGAAGGCATAGCGTTCCCCGACACGCATCGGCGCAACGCACCGGTGACGCTCTCCGGCACGACCTACGCGCAGACGTTCGAGATTCTGCCGCCCTACACCGTGACGTTCGAGAACGGCAGCTACCGGGTGCGCGTGACGGGCGGCAACCACAACATCGCTGACCGGATGAACCCGAACTCGGTGTCCATCGAGATCGGCAACAGCGCGGGCCTGATCGCCGTCGACACGGGCGGCGGTGGCGGGGGTGGCCCGACGGCCGGCGAGATTGCCGCAGCGGTGTGGTCCTACGTGCAGCGCGGCCTGACCCAGCGGGTCGATGCCGACGTGCAGGCAATCAACGGGGTCGAGGTAGGCGGCGCAGGTGTGCCCGGCAACGAATGGGGGCCGGCGTGAGTTTGCTATCGTGGGCCGTTGGTGCATGGAAGGCGGCAGCCTGGCGCATTGGTGCGTGGCTCGGCCAACAGGTCGGCCCGCCCCAGTATCCCAGCGAAGACGTCGTCATTGCCGCGCCCGAAGACCGCACGGTTGTCGCGCCGGTTGACCCCGCTGTTCGCGCGGCCGTAGAAGCGTTTATGGTGTCGGCGGTTGTGGAAGCTTTGGCGGCTGCGCGGGTAGAATCCAATGTGATCGCTGCCCAAGTGAGCGCGTACCAACTGGAAGCGCCGCTGGACGACGAGCAGGTCTTCGCGGGAGACACCACATTTGCAATCGAAGCGGCGAGTGAAACTGAATCTGCTTGCGCCGTAGCAGGCAAAGCCACCGTCGTCGCGCAGCTTGACGGGGAGTCCGTCGTCTGACAAGGCCCATCCATGAGCGTCGAACGATTCACCAAACAGCCCGCCGAGACGCTGGACTACGACTTCTCGTTCACGGAATGGCTGGCCAGCAAACCGGGCCGATCGATCGTGAGTCACACCGTCACGGCGGACCCCGGCATCACGATCACGCACGAGCGCAACGCTGCGGTTGTCAAGGTGTATGTGGCGGGGGGAACCAGCGGGCAACGCTACAAGGTCACCGTTCGCGTGACTACTGACGGCACCACGCCGCTGGTCAAGGAACTTGAGGCTTTCATCGCCGTGCGGGAAGTCTGAGGAACACGGTCGACTCATGAAGATCCAGCTGCGCAAGTTCACGGGCATGCGGCCGGTGTCTGCGCCGGACCTGCTGCAGCCCGGCGAAGCCACAGTGGCGATCGACACGTCGTTCGATGGGGGCGCTCTGAAGCCCCAAAACGGGTTGTCTGGCGTCGTCAAGAGCCTGACCTCGGTCTCCGAGATCAAGACGATCTACAAGTTCGGCCAGAACAACACCAACGAAGCGCAGTTCTGGTTCCAGTCCTCGAACGTCGCGCACTTCGTCAAGGGGCCGGTGGAGAACGACACCGAAGAGACGACGTACTTCACCGGCGTGCTTTCGTACCCCGCCAAGACGCGCGCGTCCATCGCCACGTCCGCAGAACCGTACCCTTCGGCCGCGTTCAAGATGGGTCTGCCCAAGCCCTCCGCGCCCACGGTGGTGCTCAGTGGTACGCCGACGGACCCGAACTCGACGCCGGAGACGGTGGCCTACGTGGTGACGCTGGTGTCCACGTGGGGCGAGGAAAGCGAGCCCTCGGCGCCCTCGGCGCTCGTGACGTGGCGCGAAGGGCAGACCATCACGGTGACGACGCAGACCTCGGCGGCGGGCAACTACCCTCTGGGCGCGGGCGCCAAGAAACGCATCTACCGCTCGGCCACCGGTACGACGGGCTCGGCGCGCTACCTGCTGGTCAACACCGACGACGCGCTTGCCATCTCGACTCCTGACTACGCTGATACCAAGCCGACGGCACAACTCGGCGAGGCGCTGCGCTCGAAGAACTGGACCGAGCCGCCCGACACCATGCTCGGCCTCACGCAGATGGCCAACGGCATCCTGGCCGGGTACGACGGCAACACGGTGTGTTTCTCCGAACCGTTCACGGCCCATGCGTGGCCGGTGCGCTACCAGCAGGCACTGGATGCCCCCGTGGTGGGCATGGCCGCGTTCGACCAGTCGCTGCTGGTGGCTACCAAGCGCAGCCTGTACGTGTTCACCGGCGTCGATCCGTCGCAGATGACGTCGCAGCGTCTGCCCACGCCACAGACCTGCGTGTCCGGGCGCAGCATGGTGGAGATGAACGGCGGCGTCGTGTTCGCCACGCCGGACGGCTTGGGGTACGTGGGGCCGAGCGGGTTCAAGCTGCTCAGTGACGGCCTGTTCACCCGCCCCCAGTGGCAGGAGTACGCGCCCAGCTCGATCCACGCCTACGAGCACGAGGGCAGTTACATCGCGTTCTACGACACCGGCACGGTGCGCGGCGGTCTGGTGTTCCAGTTCGGCTCGGAGCCCACGTTCTACAAGACCAGCCTGTACGCCACGGCCGGGTTTCGCGATCGCTCGCGCGACACGTTGTTCGTGTGCGTCAACGGTTCGGGCACTACCCGCGAGATTCGCAAGTGGGACGATGGCTCGGCCATGAGCCTGACGTGGGAGTCGAGCGAATTCCGGCTGCAGTCCGAAGCCAACATGGCAGTGGCGCGGGTCGACGTGACGGGGACGATCAACTTCACGCTCATCGGGGACGGCGTCACGCGCCACGGGCCTGTGGCCGTGTCGAACCGGCTCGCGTTCAAGCTGCCGGCAAACTACCGGGCGATGCGCTACAAGGTCCGCCTGACTGGCACCGGCACAGTGCGCTCCGTCGAGCTGGCGGATTCGATGAGGTCGCTTGTCGATGAGCAGTAATCCGTCTCAGTCGCTGACCGAACGGCTGGCCATCGAGTTCGCCGAAGGCGCGGCTGACCTCGAGCGCCCGGCGCAGTTGCCGGGTGTGCCGGTCCCCACCGAGGACCTGGCTTCGATCGTGCGCTCCGTGCGCGCGCTCAAGACGATCGTCGACACGCTCACCGGCACTGGCGGCTCCGTGCTGGACAAGGCCGTCACGACGCGCGAGATCCTGCAGGAAGGCGTCGCGCTTTACAGTGGCCCCACCGGTATCACTGGCGGCGGAGGCACTTTGGGCGACTCCGTGTACGAAGACCCTCGCCCGGTGCTTCCTGTGCCGCCCGCGCCCACCAACCTGACCGCGCTCGGGGCGTTCGCCAACATCATCCTCGACTGGGATCTGCTGGACTACCGCAACCACGCATTCACCGAGGTGCTGCGGCACACGGCGGACAACGTGGCGGCAGCGACCGTCATCGGCACTGCGGTGGCCAACCAGTACGTCGATGCCACAGCGGCCGTCGGTACGACGTACTACTACTGGGTGCGCGCGGTCAACCTCGAAGCGGTGACGGGTCCGGTCAACGCCACTGCGGGCACGTCAGCCACGTTGGCAGTTCCTCCCGGTGTGTTGCTTGATGCCCTGACGGGCCAGATCACCGAGTCGCAGCTTTACTCGACGCTGGGCGCGCGCATCAACCTGATCGACGCATCGGCTTCTGTCACAGGCTCGGTCAACAAGCGCATCGCTGACGCGCAGGCAGTCGTCGAGACTCAAATTCAAGGGGTGCAGGATCAGGTCAACGATCTGACGACGGCGCAGGCTACGACCGACTCGGCCTTGGCGCAGCAGATCACGACCCTGTCTGCGCGCGTGGGGACAGCGACCTACCGCCAGTCGCACTACCCGGTGCCAGATCGCGGCCAGAACATGGTCTTGTGGTCTGAGCAGTTCGACAGGACCGCCTATTACTCCAACCCTGGGCTGCTGGCTTGGGGCAGCGGCTCCACGGCCAACGCAACGACTGCGCCTGACGGTACGGCTACGGCAGATTTGCTCACTGAGAACACGTCTAATACTTCGCACGGCATCAGCCTCGCGAACACCAACCTCGTGTCGTTTGTGGCGGGGCGCAGGTACACGCTGTCCGCGTACGCAAAGCTTGGGCCTGGTACGCGCGGCCTGTTCATCGGCTTCGGGAACGTGGCGTTCGCTTCCCCTACGTGGCCTTCCGCTCGGTTTAATCTGGTGGCCGGGACCGTCGTTTTCCATAACGGTTCCGGAGGAGCGTCTGGCTATGTATCCAATCCGGCCGCGACCATCGAACCGGTAGGAAACGGTTGGTACAGATGTGCAGTTACGGCGACTGCGGTGACGACCGCGTCCGATAACATCTTCGTGCAGCTTCACAACGGTACAACCAACATCTATACCGGCGACGGGGCTAGTGGCATTTACGTCTGGGGTTTGCAGCTCGAAGAATCCCCCGCCCCCGGCCAGTACGTCAAGACCGAGGGTTTCTCTGTGGACCTGCGTCGGACGTTGCAGGTCGGCGATATTTGGGTCGACGCCGGTACAAGCACGAACCTGCTGCAGAACGTCCTGCTGTCATCGTCGGCGTGGGATAAATACAACGTAACTGTTACTGCGGCAACTGATCCGCTCGGCGGTTCCACGGCATGGAAGCTCAACGAAACTACGTTTACGAATTCTTACGCACAAGTTGATCAACGACCAGTTATCACCACGACTGCAGGCTCCTTCGTCACTTGGCAGGTGTACGCCAAGGCAGGCGAGCGCGACAGGTTTATTCTGAAAGTATATAGTGATCCGACTACGGCTATATATGCAACGGCAGGATTCAATGTAGCCACGGGGCGTGTGTATGCCACACATGCTGCTGGAAACGCGGTCAGGCGCGACGTTGGCATGCGCGACGTCGGCGGCGGGTGGTATTTGTGCTGGATAACCTGTTCGCTGTCCACCTCGGACAACAAGGTTTACGTTCGGATAGCCTTCCAAGACCCAACCAGTGAGGAAGAGTACAACATATTCAACGGTGTCGCCGGCTATGGCTTCACGGTCTGGCGCCCCATGCTCACCAACTCGCTCGGCCCTGTGCTGGACTTCGAGACGGGTGGCAGCGCACCAGTAAGCACGGTTGGCAACAACTCGATTCGACGCTGGAACGGCACGCAGTGGGAACTGATCGACAACGCGCGCTTCGGTGAGCTTTCAGCCGCGCTTCAGACCGAGGCGACGACGCGCGCCAATGCCGATGGCGCCATCGAGGCCAAGTACACGGTCAAGGTCGACGTCAATGGCTACGTCTCTGGCTATGGCCTGATCGCTTCGGCCAACAACTCGACGCCGGTCAGCGATTTCGCGGTACGCGCAGACCGCTTCTACATCGCCAGCCCGAGCGGCCCTGACGTGCAGCCCGCCATGCCGTTCATCGTGCAGACGACGTCTGGTGCGTGGGGTCCGGCCGGGGTTTACATCACCAACGCGGCCATCCAGAACGCGGCGATCACCACGGCCAAGATCGCGGACCTGGCGGTCGACAACGCCAAGATCGCGGACCTGGCGGTCGACAACGCCAAGATCGCCGACCTGACGGTCACCGGCGCCAAGATCGCCAACGCCACCATCACGGACGGCAAGATCGTCTCGCTGACGGCCGGCAAGATCACCGCCGGTTCGCTGGGTGTCGGCCAGTACATCCAGTCGACCAGTTACACCCCGGGCTCCACGGGATGGTCGATTGATGCCGACGGAACGGCCGAGTTCGGCAGTGCCACCATTCGGGGGCAGGTCAGTGGCGGCGCGCTGACGATCGACACGGGCGGGTCCATCCGCTCCGGCAAGACGGGCTACGGGTCGGGCACCGGCTGGTATCTCGACTACAACGGCGGCACGCCGCGCCTGGACGTCGGTGGCGCGAACAGCCACATGCGTTGGGATGGCACCGATCTGACGCTCACGGGACTGCTGGTGCGCAACTCGTCCGGCACGACGCTGCTCTCGGCCAAGGGCGATTCCGTTGCGCCTTGGGTCACCTACGTCACCGGCGCCGAAGGCGGCACCGTGCCTGTCGTGTACGGCTCCAACCTGGCGACGAACACGGTAAAACTGAAGAACCTGGAAGCCGGCGATCGGATCACTCTGACCGAACCCACACCGGGCGTGATTCGTATTCAGGCCGAGACGGGGAAAATTGTCGTTGGCTTTAATACATCAGAGTTTGCCACGACTTCAGGAGGAGCCGTCAATATTCCAAACGTCGCATTCGATCTCGAGGCCAACCAGTGCTATCTGTTCGAAGCAATGGTTCGTGTGATACATACCAATGACAGTGCGGGCGGCGGCACGTTTTCGATGTCGCTGCCTTCTGGCGCCGTAGCTTATAGCGTTAACTACGGAAACCACGGTTCAGCTGGTTCTGTTGTCGCATCCCCAGGCGTAACCTCGACCCCTCAAACAACCGTGAATCCATCATCTGGCGCGCAATCGAGCGGTGCCGTCGCGCGACTGTCGTGGATCATCGTCATGGGCAGCACCGCTGGGCGCGTCAACGTCAGGGTGGCTAAATTCCAGAGTGGCGGCTCCGTCGTCATCAAACGCGGGTCGTGGTTTTCGATGGAACTGCTCAACCGCGAAATCCCCAACACCGGCGTACTGGCTACACCGCCTGCTGGAATCCCGGCAACGCCAACGACAGCCGAGCGTTTCGGCACCGCGCGCTACAAGATCACTATCATCACTTCCGGCGTCAACGCCGGCAAGCTGCGCCTGACGCGCACGCGCATGACGCAGTCGGACGTCAACACCGACTACACGATTCTGTCGAGTGGCGTCATCGGCGCGTTCGACGTGATGTTCGAGGTCACGGGAACGAGCAGTTCGCTGCAGCCCGGGTCGACCGTGTCGTCGTCCAACGGGGCGCCGAATTATGTGCCGTGCAACATCGACCGCGTTTTTGAATATTCACTGACGATGCCGACGGCTTACACCACGTCGACGGCGCAAGTCACGGTTGCCGTGCGTTTTCGCAACCAGGATACTGGCAGCATCACGACGATGCAGACGCTGACGCTGAACCTGGCGTCCACGAACTTCGAAGAAACAGCCCCGCCGCCCGATGGCTTCTAAGTACATCTCCAAGCCCGTGACGCTTGCCGGCGTGGCCGTCGAGTGCCACACCGCGCGTTCGCAGCTGGGCTCCCGGCTGCGCATCGAGTCGTGGGCGAGCCTCGATGACATGCGTGCGGACCTGCCGGCGGCCGTCATCACCGAGGTGGAGGTGCCGCCCGACTTCGACCTCGAAGGCGCGCACGAAACACTGGTCGCCGACGCGCAGTCGTGGCTGTACCATGGCACGATCGGCACCACCTGGCCGCTGAACTACGACGCCGCAGCGCACAAGGCCCAGGCGTGGGAGCGCATCAAACGTGAGCGCAGTGCCCGCGAGTACGGCGGTTTTGAGTGGGACGGCAGCCGTTTCGACAGCGACCCCGAGTCGCAGCGCCGCATCCAGGGCGCCGCGCAGCTTGCCACGCTGGCCGCAGCCGCCAATCAGCCGTTCGAGATCGACTGGACGCTCGAAGACAACACCGTGCGCACGCTCACGGGCGCCGAGATGATCGCCGTCGGCATGGCGATGGGCGTCCACGTCTCCACCCAGTACGCCATCGCGCGCGGCCTGCGCGCGGCAATCGAGGCGGCAACGACGCCGGAAGGCATCGAAGCCGTGGTCTGGCCGGCTTGAGGGTGCGCGTGCATCCCGCAGCCGCGATAGTGAGCACTAACCCTTGGTGCTATCATTTACCCCCGCAAGGAGCGACATCATGCTTGAGAAACTGCTGGCCGCTGGTGCGCAGTCTGTTGGTGGCTGCATCGACTACAAGAACAAGAACCTGGGTCGCATCGTCGACGGCGTTTTCGTTCCGCTGCCCGGCGCCGAGGATGACATCAAGGCCCTGCTCGACAACATCGTCGACATGGAGCCCGTCGCCGAAGCGCCCAGGCGCGGGCGCAAGCCCAAGGCGGTCGGGATGACCGACCACGTCGTTGTTGCCGAAGACCCCGCCGAAGCGCCGAGCCTGGCCGACATGGTCGACGAGTGAACCCGTGATCGTCTATGAGCCGGCGCAGGACATCGCCAACTGGGTGGCAGCCCAGCTGGGCAACGAAGCGCCGCTCGTGGACGCGGCGATCGGCTATCAGGTCGACGGAGTTCTGCGCGCGGGGGTGTACTTCGACACCATGACGCGCAACAATATCTTCGCCCACATCGCCAGTGAGGCGCCGATGCTGCCGCGCAGCCTGCTGACCGCTGTGGGCAAGTACGTCTACAAGCAGCTCGCCCTGGAACGCATGACCTTCGCCGTGCCTGAAGACAATGCCCGAGCCCGCAGTCTCGTGCTCGCCTTGGGGTCTCATCTGGAAGCCCGGCTGCGGCGTGCGTGCGGCGACTGCGATCTGCTGCTGTATGCGCTGTGGCGCGACGCAACCCCGGCGGTTCTCCTGACGAATCGCGCGACAAGCCCCGTCCTTCAGGGTGGGGAAGCCAACGTGCCGCAGGTGTAAAACCATGCAACTGACGCACAAGATCGCCCTTTGTCCGACGCCCGAGCAGGCCGACTACTTCAAGCGTGCCTGCGGGACGGCGCGGCGCGTCTGGAATTGGGCGCTGGATGAGTGGAACAGGCAGTACGCTCAAGGCAAGAAGCCGAACGCGATGGCGCTCAAGAAGCAGTTCAACGCCATCAAGTACCGCGATCCTGAGTGGCTGGATGCGAACGGGCAGCCGTGGCTCAAGACCATCCATCGGGACGCCCACGCACAGCCCTTTGCCTACCTGGAAAAAGCCTGGAAGCGCTACTTCGCCGACATCAAGGCGGGCAAACCCGCCCATGCGCCGCAGTTCAAAAAGAAAGGCCGATGCCGCGACAGCTTCTATGTCGCCAACGACAAGTTCCGTGTCAGCGGCAAGGCGATTGGCCTGCCCAAGATCGGCACGGTCGCCATGACCGAGGCGTTGCGCTTTGAGGGCAAGATTCTCGGCGCCACCGTCTCGCGCACGACGGATCGCTGGTTCGTGGCAATTCAGGTCGAAGTGCCGGATCACATCTTTCATTGCCGTCGCGCAGGAAATGGCACCGTTGGCGTTGACCTCGGCGTGAAAGCAGCCGTGACGCTTTCCAGCGGTGAAGCGATCGAAGCGCCCAAACCGCTGAAAGCCGCGCTGCGCCGGTTGAAGATCCGTGCCAGACGGATCAGCCGCAAGATCGAAGCCGCCAAGGCTGTCGCCGGATTTGAGGCACACGCCCGGCTACCCAAAGGAACCCGCCTTCCTGTCTCTAACAACCGCCGGAAGTCTGCTGCGAGATTGGCGCGGCTGCATGCGCGCATCGCCAATGTCAGAGCGGATTTCACCCACAAGCTCACGATCCGGCTCTGCCGCGAAAACCAAGCGGTGGTGATTGAGGATTTGCACGTCAAAGGGATGCTCGCCAATGAGCGACTGGCCCGAGCGATCAGCGACGTGGGCTTTGGGATGTTTCGCTCGCAGATGGAATACAAGGCGAAACGCTACGGCACCCGGCTCATCATCGCTGAGCGCTGGTATCCAAGCAGCCGCCTGTGTTCGGTCTGTGGCTGGAAGAATGATGCGCTCACGCTCAAAGACCGACAGTGGACGTGTCTTGAATGCGGCACGCACCACGACCGTGACCTGAACGCGGCGCTGAATCTCAAACGGCTGGCAACCGTAACTGCCCTACCCGTGGCGAGTCCGTCCAGCAATGGCGGCGCTGCGGCAGGAAGGGTTCCTGTCGCAGCCGGGAAAGTCACGCCTGTCAGATACGAATGTGGTCAGCAAGACACGTCGGGGCAGGAAGAGAACGGTGCGCACGTTTGCGCACGTTTTTGATGGCAGTCCCTGATGTCCAGCAGCAAACCCCCGAAGCCCAGCAAGGAACAGAATGACCTTGCGCTCGCGCAGGCACAGGCCATGCGCGACCAGACTGCGTTCGCCCGAGAGCAGTGGGGCGTCATGCGGCCCATCATCGAGCAGCAGAACGCTCTGGGGCTCCAAGAGGCTGAGTTCCAGCGTGCGCTGGCCGAGGAAGCCGCCGCACGTGCGCGCAAGTACGACCAGCGGTACTGGGACACCACGGCCAGGCAGGAAGACGAGTTCTACAAGCTGGTCGACCAGTACGCCACCGACGCCGAAGCCCAGCGCATGGCGGGGCGTGGCATCGCGGACGTCGAGTCGCAGCTGGCGCTGGCGCGCGACGCTGGTTGGCGGGCCATGGCGGCTCGTGGTCTGACTCCGAACTCGAACATGATGGCGTCGACCATGGCGGACATGGACCTCGAAGGTGCCTTGGCCCGCGCCAGCGCGTCCACGATGGCCCTCGAAGCCGCGAAACGAGAGGGGCTGAACCTGCGGGCCATGGCGGCGGGACTGGGGGGCAACGTCACCGGCGCGGGCTTGGGGTATACCGGACAGGCTGGCAACCTCAGCGGCACGTCGCTTGGCGCGGCCGGCACGGGGCTGCAGAGCCGGATCTCCGGCATCGGGGCATACAACAACGCCCAGAACACCGCCATCGGCTGGGGCAACGGCGCCAACGCCACCTTCGACAGCATCGCGGAGCAAAACTACCGTCGCTCGCAGGCTGGTGGCGGGTTCGGCGACTTCCTGGGCAACGTGATCGGCACGGGGCTTGGCGCGTATGCTGGCGGCTGGGGTACTGCGGCTGGCAAGGCGTTTGGCAGTCGGTTCTAAAACGTCGGCGTTGACTACGGAGCACTGTGATGGCCGGGTTCTGGGGATCAGCTTCGCAGGGATTCACGCGCGGCGTCGGCCTGGGCGTCGAGAACGCGCGGTATCAGGAAGAGATGGACCTCAAGCGCGCGGAGCACGAAGCCCGCATGCGCGAACAGGCCCTGCGTGAGCGCCGGATCAGGGGCGAACTCGACGACGCCGACCGCGTGCGCGCCGCCGTGCGCAACCTCGAGGCCATGGACCGGGTCGGCGTGCCCACGGGGGTTGTCCGAGGTCTTTCCGGCCCCAGCCAGGAGATGGTATTCCGTGGCGACGCGGGGTATGGCGAAGGCGCTGCTGCCGTCAACGAGATGGCCACGGACTTCGGGCGCGAGATGCGCCGCTACGGTCAGGATGCGGGGCTGTACGACGACCGTATCGGGCAGCGGCAGGCCACCGGCCTGGACCGCGCCAAGGGCATGCGTTCGCTGGCGTATGCCAAGGGCGACGTGCGCGAGATCGTTGCAGCCGACAAGATTGTTTCGGACAAGGAAGAAGATCAGATCATCGCCAACGCGAAGTTCGAGCCGGAAGATATCAAGTTCATCAACGACAACACCCACAGCTTCAGCGTCAGCAAGCCAGACAAATTCGGGTTCGTCGACATCTCGATCGTCAAGCCCGACGGGGACGCGGTATTCAAACGGCTGTCTGCGGCGCAGCAGAAAACACTGGCCGGGGCGCGCGCTTTGCTGGACGTCAACCCGGTTCGCGCGTTGGAGATGTTCAAAAGCGTCGACAAGGATGTCGCTGAGGCGGTTGCCAAAGAAATGGGAATGACGCTGGATGTGGCGCGCTTTGGCAACGACGTGGCCGCCAAGCGTGTGAACGCGCAGCAGGAGATCGCTCGCACCGGCATCGCACAAGCTGGACTGGCGGAGGCGCGCTCGCGCCTTTCGAATTCGCAGTACGTGCTGATCCCCGGCCCCGACGGAATGCTGAAGCCGGCGATCCAAGGCACGGTGTTCAACCCGGTCGGCCAAAAGCTCGAAGTCGTTACCGTGCCGCTGGAGCAATCCGGCGTGGTGCCTCTCTCCGCGCTCGATCCCAAGCGTCTGAGCGAGATGGCGGAACCGCTTATTGGCAAACCTACTGGGCGCACGGTCAACGGCAAGCCAGAGGTGTACACGCCAGAAACCGCGATGGCAGCAGTACGCCAGCAAATCATCGCCAACTACCTCCAGCAGCCGGGAACTGGGGGTCCAGATCCGAATGTCGTGAAGGCCATGAAGGAGGGCCGCTTGACGCCCGCTCCCAAGGAAGCGCCGCGCGAGGCACCCGCACAGGAAGTTCCGCAGCCGCCGCAGCCGCAACCGGAGCCGAGGTCGGGGCTGCGGTCGGGACTGGACTGGTACAGAGACTGGGTAGCGCGTGGTCGCCCCCCGCTGGAGCGTCCGCTGCTGGACATCCAACCTCCGCGTTGAACGGCATCGCGTAGGATATACGCCCATGAGCTTTCTGTCCGAGCTGCGCGCCGCGCTGGGGCCTGAGTGGGACTCGCGCTCCGACGAGGAGATCCTCAGCGCCTACGCCGACGCAGCGGGGATGAGCCCCGGCCAGGTGGCGGACCTCGCGGGATACCGCACGGGTGGCGGCACGATGAACCGCGAGCGGCTGTCGGGCTCGATCGATCGGTATCAGTCGGGTCTGTACGACGTCGGCCGTGCAGCAGCGAACTATCTGGGTGCGAAGGGACTGGCCGACACGTTCGACACGAGGCGTCGGCGCAACGAGTTCGCCGCAGACGTGGCAGCCGAGCGTGCATCGGCCCTTGGCTCCATCGACTCGTACAAGGACGTGGACTGGCTGTCGCCGTCCAGTGTCGGCAACTACGCGCTGGGGCTGGGCATCCAGGCCCTGCCGTACAGCCTGGAATTCATCCTGCCGGGTACTGCGGCGCGCATGGGCCTGCGCGGCACGCAGGCCGCTCGTGCCGCAGCGATCGCTGTCGGAGACACTGCGGCGGCTTCGCGGGCCGCCTGGAAGCTCAGGGGTGCGTCGCTGGGCACCGGCGTGGCAGCCAGTTACCCGAGTTCTGTGGGCGACATCATGTCGTCGCAGCGCGAGCAGGCAGGCACCACGGACGACGCCTCCGCTTTCGCACTGGGCGTGCCGTATGCCGCGCTGAACCTCCTCAGCCCCATCGACACGGCGCTGGCCCAGGGCAGGCTGTTTCGCAGCCCCTTGCGGGCGCTCGACAACGTCGGCGGCTGGCGTGGCGTGGCGGCGCGCACGGCCGCCACCGGCTTGCGCACGGGCGTGCAGGAGGGCCTGAACGAAGTCGGCCAAGAGGCCATGAACCAGCTCGGGCGCATGCAGGTCGACCCGACCGAGGCGTTCTTGAGCGACGCCGCGCGCAACAGGTTCGCCGAGTCGTTCGTCGGCGGTGCGGTTCTTGGCGGCACGCTGGGTGCCGGTGCCGGCGGCTGGCGGCGCAACCAGATCGACCTGCTCAAGGACACCCCGCAAGCGACGGACATGCCGAAGGGGGTGGGTGGACTGCCCGAGAGCACGTCGCCGTCGACGGGCGGGCTGCAGGAGAACAAGACGCCGCTTCTGCTGGGATGGGAGCCGCGCTACAACGTCTTCCCCGACGGCACGATTGCCGCGCTGGCAGACGACGAGCTGGCGCACCGCTACGGCTTGAAGCCGCAGCAGCTCTGGGACATCCGCAACACGGGCACACCGCGTGCGCCCGAAACACCACGGATCGACCCCGAGATGGCGGGGGCCGACCTCTCGCCGGGCGCGCCGCGCAAACTCGACTTGTCCGGCGAAGCGGCTCCCGCCGCCGATGTTGGTGTGCGGCCCACCGAGCCGTCCAGCGCGCCGGCGGAAAACCCGGGCCTGCAGGAAATCCAGCGCCGGATCCTGGAGTCCCGCGCAGTGGCCATGGAACAGGCCGCCGCCAAGCGGGCCGAAATCGCGCAGGCCATCGCCCGGAAGAAAGAAGAATTCGAAGCGGCCAAGGCCCGCGCCGTCGAGGTGCTGGGCAACATGAAGATGGGCAGCCGGCACGTCGAGCTGTTCATGGATCTGGAGCGCCAGCGCAACGCCGGGCTCATCGACGAGGAAGAGTTCATCAACGACGCCGCGCTGCTGTCGCGCAGCGAACTGGGCCGGGTCAAGAAACTCATCGAGCAGCGCGACGCCGCGCAAGCCGAGGACGTCAACAAGGTCGACACCGCCCCGGGAGGGGCCAACGATCAGCGCGACGCCGCGCAGGTCAAGGCTGCGCAGTCTCAGCCTGCACAGGCCGAGGACATCAACAGGGTCATCACTACTCCGAGAGCGACCAATGAGCAGCCTGACGTACCTGGAACTGCCCGAGGACCTGCTGGAGCCCCTGTTGGCGGGGGTGCTGTCGCTGGCGGAAGCCTCGGAATTGTTCGACCTGCTGCTGCAGACGCCGCAAGGCCAGTGGGTGGTACTGCCGCCACGGCTGGAGTCAGCGGCCCTGCGACTGGAACTGTGGCAGTGGAGCCCGCCGCAGGGGCGCCCGCTGCACTGACCACGACCACGCCTGCCGGGCCTCTCGACGCCGTGCAGCGTCGTCGCATGACGACCGACCAGCTGCGCCCCATCGCCGAAGACCTCCTGCGGCGAGCAGGCGTCAAGCCCGACGCCACGCGCCTCGTCAAGCGCAAAGTCAACGGCAAGATGGTGGCTACGCCGCGCACGGCGCTGGACGTGACGATCGACATGCTGCGCGCCGACGACATGGACACGGCGCTGGTCGAAGGCGTCACCGGCATCGACTTCGTCGCCGGCACGATCGGCAAGCCCCTGACGCTCGATCAGGCCACGCTGCTGGCCGAGCAGCGCACCGGCAAGAAGATCAGCAAGCAGGCGGCGCAGGCGCGGCTGGCCAAGTACGGCATCGACCCGAAGATCATCGAGAAGATCAGCGCCGTGGACACGGCCGACACGGTCTCGGAGGCCGAGCTTGGGCTGGGGCAGGAGGGTGCCGAGGCACTGCCGGGGTTCCGCGTGGACGAGAGCCTGTCCGATGCCGCAGCATCGGGTGTGATCGATGTGGCCGACGGCAACCCGCGCATGACGCGCCGCGCCGCCGAAGCAGCGCAGCAATGGCTCAAGCAGGAGCCGCAGGCTGCTCAGGTAATGGAGAACGCCCAAGGCAAGCTGTCCAAGTCGGTGCAGGACAAGCAGGCGGTCGCCGAAGCCACGGCCGCCCCGACGGCCGGCGAGAACCCGCAATACGTGGAAAAGCGCCGCGTTCTCGCTGCTGTAAAAGCCGAACTCGAGCGCAGGCAGGAAATCGAGCGCCAGGCGCTGGCCGCGCCGAGCAAGTACAAGCCCGGCACCGTGCAGTGGGAGCTGCGCCGCGCACTGGACGAGGGCAATATCACCGAGGGCGACATCGCGGAGGCTCGCGATGCGTTCAACGAAGACCTGCTCGACACCGATCCGACGTGGGACGACCTGACTCCCCAGGAACAGGCATACTGGACCGGCGTCTACATCGGCAACTTCGAGGGTCGCATCTCAGACCGGGAGTACGCACGTGAATGGCAAGACATCCTCGACTCCGCCCGCCAGCGAATCACCGAACGACAAGCCCAGGCAAATCTCCCCGCAGCACCTGGTGGATCTGGCCGAGTTGTACGCGCGCCGGCTGCCGCCCAAGGAGTTCAAGAGGGAGATGATCGCGCTGCACCGCAAGTACTTCGATCCGCAGGCACCGACGCCGTAGCCCTGGACGAATCGCTGACCCGCGCCGTCAGGCGCGAGGAGATGGCGCGCCACCCGGCCTTTGCCGCAGCGGTCACCCGCCTGCAGCGTGCGGGCCTGGGGCACATCCTCGACTGGGTCTCCGCGTGGCGCGTCGCGCCTTCGGTCGGTCCCAACGGCGAAGTCGTGGCCGATGGCTGGGTCAGCGGCGACCGTGCGGGAAACTTCACGCTCACGCTGCGCGAAGACCTCGGTCAGGACCAGACCTGGGTGACGACGCACGAACTCGGGCACATCGCGGACATGGCGCCGTATGGCGGGGCCTACTCCAGCGATGCGCGACTGCAGCCGGGCGGGGAGATCTACAACGAACTCGACACGCTGTACCTGAGCGGCAGCAAGCTGTGGAGCGATGTGTGGGAGTGGCCGTTCAACGCCCCGCCTGCCGAGCAGGGTGGTGAGATCTTCGCCAACCTGTTCGCGGCGTACACTTCGCCGGGCCTGCGCCCGCGCCTTCAGGCGGACGCCCCGCTGGCGTTCGCGTTCATCCAAGGAGCCGTCCGTGCAATCCAAGCCCAAAACCGCCCCAGTGGCGACCCCTTCGTCGAAACCCAAATCCGCCGCCGCGCAGCCCAGCAGTTCGTCAAAGCAGGTGTTCTACAGCCGGCCGTACAAGGTGACGCCGGGGCTGGCCGAGCTGATCAAGGCCGGCAAGGTGTAAACCGATCCGTCGGTGCCAACCGCGCGGCCGAGGCAGACCGTGCGGTCAACCGAGGCGCGCGGCTGTCGCAGCTGCCCGCGCCAAGCGCGCGCACCGGCGGCATCAGGGGACTGGTCAGCAACCTGTTCAACGACGGGTTGTGGCGCACCTACCCCAGCCTGCTGGGCTGGATGAGCGGCGAGCAGCTGGCGGATCGGTTCAAGAACGCCAAGGGCATCGGGCCGGCGGTCAAGGCGTTCTCGGATTTGTCGGCACGCATGGCGGGCCGCGCCATGCAGATCCAGGCCACCTCCGACGCGCTGCTGGCGCGCCTGAACAGCCTGCGCCGACGTGATCCTGCGGGCCACGAGACCCTGTCCAAGCTGCTGCTGCAGTCCAGCGAACTGCGCATGTGGCCCAACAAGGAGTTCCGCGACGAATCGAAGGCCAACGATCACATCGAGGACACCGTGGAGAACCGCGCCGCGCACGCCAGGCTGCGGGCGATGTGGAACAGCGCGAGCAGCGAAGTGCGCGCGCTCTACGAAGCCGTGATCGCGGACCACGACACCCGCTACAAGGCCAAGGTGACGGCACTGCGCAAGGGCGTCGTGTCGTCCTTCTACCCGGACCTCAACGACGACGGGAAGGGCCTGAGCCGCGAGGAGATCGACCGCATCGCCGAAGCCAAGCGCAAGGACATGGGCAAGCTCATGGAAGAGCTTGGCACCACCAAGCGGCGCGCCCGCGAGCTGCGGCACCTGCGCGACGAGCTGGAGAAACTGGACGACCAGTTCACCCGGATGCCCGGCCCGTACTTCCCCTTGATGCGTTTCGGCGATCACGTGGTGTCCATCAAGTCCCAGGCGTTCCAGGCCGCCGAGCGGGCGCTGATCCGGGCCAGCGACGCGCTGCGCCACGCCGAAGCGACCAGTGATCCCGATGCCGACCTCGAGGAAGAACGCAAGGCCGTGAAGGACGCGCAGGCGGCCGTGGCCAGGCTCAAGGCCAGTGGCGACGACTACCGGGTGGTCTTCTTCGAGACAATCGGGGAAGCGCGCGAATACCGCGAGATGGCCGAAGCGCAGCTCGGCGAGGACTACGAGATCTCGCAGAGCATCAAGGACCAGTACCTGCGCCAGATCGACGCCGTGAGCCCCACGTTCATGCGCCGGCTGGAGCGGCGGCTGGCGGCGAACTTCGAGGGCGAGAAGGGCGACCAGATTCGCCAGTCGGTGCGCGAGATGTACATCGAGATGCTGCCCGAGAACAGCATGATGAAGGCCACCCTCAAGCGGGCCACCGTGGCGGGCTACAGCGACGACGTGATTCGCGTGTTTTCCGCCTCGGCGATCCGCGACGCGCACGGCATCAGCCGGCTGGAGTTCCAGGCCCCGCTGCGCGACGCGCTGGACCAGCTGCGTTTCGACCGCGCGAACGTGGACGCCAAGATCGTCGGCGCCGAACTGGCCAGGCGGCTGGAGATGAACTTCCGCTTCGAGCGTCACCCGGTGCTGGCGGCGCTGACGAACGTGACCTACATGACCCGGCTGGGCCTGTCGCCGTCGTTCCTGCTGACCAACCTGTCGCAGCCGTGGTTCGTCTCCGCGCCCATCATCGCCGCGCGCCATCACTTCAAGACCATCGGCGAGCTGCGCCGCGCAACCGTGGCCGCTGTCCAGATGCTGCGCTTCGACTGGAAGGACCAGAAGACGGCGCAGTTCCAGTTCAACCCCGAGCGCGCGTTCAAGGCCGGGCAGATCACCGAGGACGAGATGCTGATGCTCAAGTCGCTGCTGGACAGCGGGCGCATCGACATCACGATCACGCAGGACCTGGGCGTCGCGGCGCAGGGCGAGGCACACAACTGGCTGAACAAGGCCACGCAGATGATGGGCCTGCCGGCGCAGCAGCTGGAGGTGCTCAACCGCGTGTCGACCGCGCTGGCGGCCTACCGGCTGGAGCGCCAGCTGCAACTGAGCAAGAACGTGGGCAACAAGGAGGCCCTGCAGGCCGCGCGCGACTACGCCGACCGCATCGTCGGCGAGACGCACCTGAACTACGCCGCAGAGAACCGCGCTCGCCACATGCACCCCAACGGCTGGGGCGGCTGGGGCCGGGTGATGTGGCAGTTCCGCTCGTACCAGCAGGGCATGATCTACCTGGTTCTCAAGAACCTGATCGATGCCGCCAAGGGCGACAAGGAGGCTCGCCGTGCTTCGTATTACCTGGCCGGCACCATGCTGGCGTCTGCCGGCGTGAGCGGGCTGCCCGGGGCCGCGACGGTGTTCTTCGTGGCGCAGGCGATCTACAACGCGTTCAAGGACGACGACGACGAAAAAGACCTGCGGCAGATGTTTTACGCGGGTCTGGAGGAGGTCCTCGGCACCACCGGGGCCGACATGGCCATGAAGGGCTCGCTGGCGGCCATCGGGCTGGACATCTCGCAGCGAGTCGGCATGGGCGACATATTCTCGCCGGTGCGCTTCGGCCCGGACCACCTCAACCCGAGGGATCAGGCAGTGGGGTACTTCGGCGCAATGGTAGGGGGTGCGGCGCTGGGCGTGCTGGCCGACTACTGGAAGGCCGCGAACCTGGCCGCCGATGGCGAGTTCGCCCGCGCCGCGCAGACGGCGCTGCCGAAGGTGTTGTCGGACCAGATCCGCTGGGGTCGCGAGATGACGCAGGGCGTCACGGACTCGGCTGGACGGGTGCTCGTCACCCCCGAAGAACGCGACTTCGTGGACGCGCTGGCCCGCGCCGCAGGTATCCCGACGGTGGAAGACGCCCGCCGCACCGAGCGCCGTCAGGCGCTGTTCGAGGCGCGCGAGAAACGCGACCGTGTGCGCAACCAGCTGCTCGCGAAATTCGCCCGGGCGCGCCTTGCCGGCGAGCCGGTCACGGACATCCTCGACGAGATCAACGAGTTCAACGCCCGCCACTACGACGCGCGCATCACGCCGGCCAGCCGCGAAGCGGCGGTGCGCAGTACCCGCATCCGCAGCATGGAGCTGCGAAACGGGGTGCCGGTGCGCAAGCGCGATCAGCAGCTGGCCGAGGAACTCGGCATCTGAGGGTCGGCGCGCGGCGCCACGAGCGCCACGACGTTGTCGGCGGCCGGATGGTCGAACGCCTCGACGTCGAGGTTGTCGACGAGGATCTTGAACACGTAGGGCCGCACGTTCTGCGCGTACTTCGTGCCCTTGAACAAGTCGATCTGCCGCGTCGCCTTGCGCAGACTGCCAGGCTGCTTTTCGAACAGGCCCATGTTGACGGCGTTGAGCACGGTCTGGCTGTACGACACCTTGCGCTTGGCACACCAGTCCCGCAGGGCGTCGGTCTTGACGTAGATGTAGCGGCCACTGAGGACCGCGCGGCCCAGCACGTTGGCCGGCACGTAGTCGTTGAGCGGGATGTCGATGACGTTGGGAGAGTCGACGTTGATGCGACCTCGATGGGTCTCGTTCTGCGTCAGCAGGATGTTGCCCGAGATGTCGCTCAGGAACATGGTCAGCAGCAGTCGGGTGTCCGTGGGCAGCAGCTGCTCTTCTGCGAACTCGTAGCCACGGTCGTGCCAGCGTTTGAACTCGGCCGTCAGGTCGTCCAGCTCGAAGACCTTGAGCCCGAAGACCTTGAGAATCCGGCGCATCAGCAGGACTGCGCCAAACGCGCGCCACAGTATGCGGCCGTCCTGCGCCCCACCCAGCAGCTCGCGGGCCTTGCTGGCGCACTCGATGCCGGCCTTGTTGAGCGCATCGGCCCCCTGCATGCACATGCCGTAGTGGATCACGGCGCCAACGGCGCCCGCGCAGTCGTTGAGCGCGCTGCGCGCAATGGTCTCCTGCATGGCTCGTTCGGCGCTCACTGGGGTCACCCCGGAGCACTCGATCTCCAGCAGGCGCATCTGCACGGCGCTTGACTCCGTGCGGTCGGCCGCGATCAGCTCGCGGTGGCTCTTGTTGGTCGACATCAGGTTGATGAGGGCCATCTGCTCGCCACCTTGCAGGCTCAGGTCAGAGCGCATGCGGCTCTTGGAGATGCCGTTGCCCACTGCGCTGACGAGGGCGGCCAGGTCGCGCGGGTCCACGTCCTCCATCTCGTCCATGAACCCGGGCATGGTGCCGCTTTGCAGCAGCATCGCCTGGCGGGCGTTGCTCGTCGACGAGTTGCGATCCAGCTGCAGGCACACCCCCGTGGGGATGCCGTAGGCCAGCGCGGCGGCGTGCATGGCCGAGGTCTTGCCGATGCCGGACTTGGGGCTGTGCAGCGTGACCGTCAGGCCGATGTTGGGCAGTGGCGATCCGGGGTAGTAGTTGCCCTGCATGAATGCAAGCAGCGGGCTGGCCCACGCCAGCATGATGGCCAGCTGGTACGGCCGGAAGTTGGCGTCCGAGTAGAACTCGTTCAGGTACTCGATGTGACGCCGGGCGCGCGGCAGCACGTACTCGTTCCAGACCTCCGGCCCCCAGTGCGCCGTCGGATTGGCCGGCAGGGGCACGCGGTATACTTGACTGCGGGCGCGCAGCTTGTCGCTGACGACGGCCTCGTACACGTGCCCGGTCTTGGTGATCAGATGAACCCCCTGGGCGACCACCAGATCGCCCTCGGCGTTGAAGATGGTGCCGAAGCGTTCGGTGATCTTCGGGCGCTGGCCGACGGTGCGAATGCGCTCGACGGCAGCCTTGACGTAGTCTTCCATGGCGGTCTTCGCAAGATTGGTGGACGGGTAGACCTGCACGTTCTGACTGGCGAGAACGCCCAGGAAGTCGTTGCGCAGGGCCAGTGACTTGGTGGGCATCGTGTAGCGCGCGGTGCGCTTGCGGGCGGGGTCGTAGACGCAGTAGACGGCGTGTGCGGGGTCGCCGTCGCTCGTGCCGGGAGCCCACGATTCGAACCAGAACGGCACGCGACAAAACGGCTGAAAAAGCTGTTGGCTGACATCCTCGCCCTGCGGGTTCTTGCTCTTCACGGACATCTGGGCGAGCATCACGAACCCGTCGCCGTCGCGCTTGATCTTGAAGCCTGCGGGTATGCAGCCTTCCCAGCCGTATGCGCCACCTTCGCCTGAGTCCTCGTCGTCACCGTCGCCGGGCAGGTATTCCTGCGGCGCGGGCTCGGCTGGCTGCGGGGGTGTCCCGAGCTGCTCGATCTCCTCGGGTGTCAGACTGCCGAGCTGTATCGGGCTCTTGACCTTGCCACGGTACGCGCACGACGCGCACGCGTTCGGGTTCTCGACGGCAAACGATTCGCACGTGGCGGGGCCGGTGGCCCAGCGGTCGAACTTGGCCTGCGTGTCTGCCGGGTCGTACTGCGGGTGCCCGCTGCTGCACTCGTGCGCCAGCCGCTCGCCGTCGTGGACGAACTTGATGACGCCCAGCATGATGCGCCAGTAAGGCTCGGGGACGTTGCCCTTGAGGTCCACGGCATGCCGCATGGCCGGGCAGTCGCGCACGATCTTCGACAGGTGTCGTGGCGGGCCGATGTACTGGTCGATCCCCTCGATGAGGCTGGCCTTCGCGCCCCCGTTGGTCTTGGCTGGCCTGGCCTTGGGCATGAACGCCGACACGCGAGCGGCCAGCGTATCCGGGGTGTAGGTCTTGCCCGTGCCGAGAACCCTGACGACCTCGCCACTGGGGTGCACCGAGCCCGGTGGTCGCAGCACGCGCACCGCGTCGCCAGTCACGGTCGGGTCTATGCGCAGCCCGTGCGACAGCGCCATGGACTTGACGCCTTCGGCCAGCGGCTGCCACTCGGGCACCGACAGGTCGCGGTCGAGGCAGTAGTAGACGTGCAGGCCCGCGCCGCTGGAGACCACGTAGGTGGCCGGCATGGCGTTGTCCTTCATCCACGCCACGAGTGCCTTCAGCGCGTGGGCCTGCGTCTCGTAGACCGCGTCGCCGTGCTTGGCGAACTTGGCCTCGCCCGCGTCGATGTCCAGGCAGATGCTGCGACGCAGCATGGCGTTGGACCTGCGCCGCCCGCCACGCTCGTGGAACGATGCCGTGGCGAAGTACAACCCTTGGGTCTGCTGGCGCTCCTCGGTGGCCGCCACCAGCGCGTCGATCGAGTCGACCCAGACGTGTGTCTTGGTGCTGCCGAGGAAGAGGCAGTAATGCCCCGCGTGCGGCAGAACCGCATCGTAGAACGGCCTGAGCATCAGGCCTCCTTGCTGAGCGCCTTGCTGATCGTGTCGAGGCGAGCCTTCATCTGGGCTCGGTGGTCGACTTTCTGTACGGGCAGGGTGCCCTCGTCGATGGCCTTTTGCAGCAGGTCGAGCGCGCGCTTGACGCGGCGGTCCATGGGCTTGCGCGGAGAGTACTTGCCCCGCACCCACAGGTTCACCGTCACGCGCGCCGTGCCGACGAGTTCGGCGAACTGCCCCTGCGATAGCCCCGCCCGCTGGATCAGGGAGAAGTCGAACATGGATGCTCCACTGGGAGAAAGAGGGGGGGCCGCAGCCCCCCTTGGATCAGTCGTCGGTCGAGTTGAGGACGCTCGCCAGCTCGGTCAGCAGTCCACCACCATCGTCCTCGCTTGCAGCGGGTTTCGGCGCGGGCGCCGGGGTGGACTTGGGCTTGGCCGCAGCACGGGGCTTGGTCGAGGCGGCGGGAGCCCCCAGAACCACGTCTTGCGCCTCTTGTGCCGCGACCTTCGGCGCGGGCGCCGGGGTGTCGGGCACAGCGAGCCTGGGCGCTGCAGCGGGGGCAAGAGCGGGACGCGGCACCTCATCAGCCATGCGCACCGACGGCGTGCCGACGATGTCCTTGATGATCTGCTCATCGTACATGGCCGCGAACTTCTCGGCAATCTCCGGGGCGACCAGACCCTTGGGCTCGAATTTGAGCTTCGGGCTCGGCGCTTCCTGATCGAACGAGATCTTGAGCACGACCTCGTTCATCTCCTTGCCGTGCGAGTCCACGATGCGCGCGGCGTCGGACAGCGAGGCGCGGGAGCCGGCCGGCACGCTCAACAGGTACGGCTGCAGCTTGGGGTCCTTGGGGTCGACAACGGCCAGGCGTGTGCGCACCGTGCAGGCCGTGCCCTTGCCTGCGGAGCCATCCGCGTTGAGCTTGGTGCCCCACTGTGCGTGCGGGCACAGCTGGCAGTTGCTCGCCTGCGGGTGCTCCACCGACGGGTCCGGGCGCTGACCGTCGTAACTGAAGCAGGTGGGCTTGGAGCTGTCGCCGTCATCGCCCTCGACGTAGCTCTTGGCGTAGAACACGCGCGCCCGGGCGTTGCCGCGCACGACGGTCAGCTGCAGGCTGGCCACCGGCACTTCTTCGTCGTCGAGGGTGCGCATGAGGGGATGGCGCGAGCCGTCCTTGACGATGGTGAACATCTTGCCCTTGATGGACAGGACGGGGTAGCTCGAGCCGCCGATCATGAGGTCGGCATTCATGCTGCGCGGGCGATCGCGCTTGGTGGCGGTGGCGGGGGCGCTGAAGTCAAACGGGACAATTGCAGTCATGATGGATCTTCCTGTGGTTACGAACGACGAAAGCCAACCGTGCGCTCGACGCGCCAGTTGATACCGGGGGGCAGGTCTTGCTTGTCCTTGGTGTACTCCTCGATGGCAGTCTTGTTGACCCGCCGGTCAAGGAACACGAACGGGTCTTCCTGCTGGGCCAGGAATTCACGGAACAGGTCCCAGTCGGCGAGGCTCGCCGAAGTGCGGATGGTGGCATACGCGGTGCCGGCATCGGTCTTGAACGACGTGACGCCGGTCTCCTCCATCTTCTGCAGGATGAACGCCTCGGCCTTGTCCATGGCCTCCTGCACGGGGGCGACCTTGGCCTCGTACTCGGCCTTGAGCTGGGCCTTGCGGTCGCGCAGCTCGATGTACTTCGCGATGACTTGGTCGATCATGTGGTGGTCCTTTCTGGTGGGGGATCGACTATACACCAGCGTGTTAAGTCGATCAAGGGGGTCGCTTCAGCGGCACCTTGCGGGCTGACGCCTTGGCTCGGGCAATGGCGCGCTCCATGATGCGTCGCGCCTCGCTGGCATCGGGCTGCACGGGGCGCGGAGTGGGCTTGGGTCTTGGGGTCAAGTGAACGATACCTCCTTCAACATGTCGAGCAGCACGCCCTGCACGGCCGTGCGTTTCTCGAGGCGATCGTAGACCACGCGCTCGACAGGCGTGGACTCGATGCGAACGATCAGTGTGTTGCGGGTCTGGCCGGGGCGCACGATGCGCGCGTTGGCCTGGTTCCATGTCTCGTTGGACGTGGTGGGGCCGTACCAGACGATAGTGTTGCTGGCCGTCAAGGTCAACCCGTGGCTCATGGTGCGCGCGTCCGCCACGAGCACACGGGGGTCGGCACGCTTCTGGAAGTCGCTGAAGATGCGGTCGCGCTCGTTCTTGCTGACCTCGCCGTAGACGCACTCCACGCTGAAGGTCTTGCGCAGTTCCTGCGCCAGGTGCAGCAGCGCCTTGGTGAACGGCACGAAGACGATGACCTTGGCCTCGGCCTCCTCGATGATCTCGCGCACGACCTCGACGCGCGGGCCGCTGGGCAACACCACTTCGCCGCCGTCGATACCGTATGCAACGCCGGTAACAATCTGCAACAATTTACTCAACTTCACCGCCTCATTGACGGCCATGATCTGCCCGCCCTCGTACTCGGCCTTGAGCTGGCGCAGCATGTCGTTGTACGCCTTCTTCTGCTCGCGCGTGAGCTCGACTTCGCGGGTCTGGTAGGTGGTGGGCGGCAGGTCGATGCACTCCTCGCGGCTGAACCGGATGGCCGGCTGCATGGCCGCGCGCACCTTGTCCAGCGCATCGGGGCGCGGCACCCACTTGTAGGGGCTGATCTGCTTCATCACGCTGTCGCGGAAGGTGCCGAAGAACCGGGGCACTGTATGCGGCGTGATGAGCCTGCACTGCGCCCACGCATCCGTCGGGGCGTTCGGGGTGGGAGTGCCGGTCATGCCCCACACGTAGGTGCGTTTCTCGGCCAGCTTGAGCACGGCCTTGTAGCGCAGCGTGCCCTGCGTGCGGCACACGGCCACCTCGTCGATCAGCAGCGCGTCGATGTCGCGACGCCTGACCAGCGCGTCGAGCAGCTCGGCGCTCTTGACGCCGTCGTGATTGACGATGTAGACGTCGTGCTCGACGGCCAGCAGCTTGGTCCTGCGCTCCATCGTGCCGTGGAGCACGGCCGCGCTCAGGTGCGGGAAGTGCGTGAAGATCTCGTCGCCCCACGTGCGCTCCAGCGTGGACAGCGGCGCCAGCACGAGCATGCGCTTGGCCAGGCCGCGACTGCGCAGGTAGTCGAAGGCCCACAGCGCGGCGAGAGTCTTGCCGCTGCCCATCCCGTTGAGGATGTAGCCCTTCGGGTTGATCGTCATGAACGCGGCCGTCAGGCGCTGGTGGATGAACGGGCCGCTGGGGTAGGCGCAGGGCCAGTCGTAGTAGTGCTCGATGGGAGCCGGAGCGTCGAAGCCCAGGTTGCGCAGCACGCGCACCTCGTCCTCGCGGTGCGGCACGACCACCAGCGTCGTGCCGCCGTGTGCCACGACCTTGGCCGTGGGGATCACGCCCGTGACCCGCGCCGGTTCTCGCAGGTTCAGGATGAGCTTCCTGGATGGTTTGTGGACAAGCATGGGGTCTTTCTGGGGGTAAAAAAGCGGCGGTGTGTCCGCCGCTGTGGTTTGTTTGCTTGTCGACGAGAATCTAAATTAAATCCTTCCAGTCAAAAGCCAACAAATCCTCGCTCCACGGTTGCCAATCCTCGTCGACTGTTTTGCCGGATGGCATGTTTCCGCGCATGCGGATAACGCCGCCGTCGAGTTCCAAATACAAGCCGCCGCGCCACTGCGCACGGGTAATGCGGTTATGCTGGCGCAGCGAGCGAAGCGCAAGCGAGAAATCCATCTCGCCAGTTACGGGGTCGTAGTAGTCGGTCATCAGAACACCTGTAACGTGCCGCAGTGCAGGCACAGGGCATGCGTTTTCGTGATGGCGAAGTGGTAGCTCCCGCAGTTGCACATCCACACCAGGTCATCGCCGACCGGGCGATTCCAAACGCCTTTCTCGGTGTGACAGCTGGGGCACTCCATCTGAAACACGCCAACCGGGGCTACGGCGATCCACTGGTGGCGGCAGTTCAAACAAACAGCGGCACCAGACAGGTGTGGTGTGCGTTCCTCGCGTGCAGCGGCAAGATCGATGACTTGGCTCATGTCAAAACGTGGTGGGTTGCGCCACGCTGCGCGTCAGAGCCATAAGCCCGGTCTGCAAGTCAGTCGCGTCGATGCTCACCCACCGCTGGTCCAGACCTGCGGTCGCGCGCAGTTTCTCCACCAGTTCGCCAAGCCCGACGCCTTCGGCTTTGATCTCGTTCATCAGCGCCGCTTCTGCTTCGCGGAGTTGACGGTAGCCGGTAATCTTTGGTTGAGTAAAGGTGTCCATGAATGCCCTTTAGGTTGAGTAGTGGCGGCCTGCTTTCGTTACCCTCTCGAAGTTTCCCCGACGCCGGGTTTACCCATACCACCACGCTGAAGCCGGGGGACGTGGTAGTTAGAGACGAAAGCTTTCCACGATGTGGCCGCCGAGACATCGCGCGGATGCGTCGGCCCCCATGGATTGCAGGCAATCAATCGTACATATCGCCGTGCTTCTTGCGCCAGCCACGGTTGACGCTGCGGCTGACCACGCGCAGGTTGTCCCTGGCGTTGGTGCCGCCCTTGTCGAGGGGGCGCTTGTGGTCCACGTCCTTGCCGTCGCCCACGCGGACCCGGCCCTCGCGGATTGCCTCACGGCGCGCGGCGTTGTTCAGCACGCGCTTGGCCACGTTCTCGGGCCGCGCGTTGTAGGCCGCCTGGTACTCAAGCTTGGCCTTGGTCGACTTGGGCATGTTTTTTCTCCCATTGATCGAGTTGGCTGACGTCATCCACGACAAGCGCGGCACCGCCCGCCTGGTGGATCTCCATGATGGTGCGCTCCTGCAGTGGCGTGGTACGCCTGCGCTGGCCGGGGGCCTTGCACTCGATGGCAAGGAACCGCCCACCCCAGCAGCAGATGAAGTCCGGGATCCCCATGCGCCCCAGGCCGTTGGACACCGGCATGAAGTACCAGATGCCGCGCGCCGCGAGCCACCGCTTGACGGCGGCCTTGACGCGCCCTTCAGGTGTCATTGCCATGGGTAGCCTCCAGATCAGTCACGGCCGGAAAACTCGCACTGGTTCTTCTTGACGGGGCAATGTGCCCGGCAAAGTCCCGACGGCTTCGGGGGGAACTTCTCGTCGGCGATGGCGTTTTCGAGGCGATCGACGCGCGAGCGGAACCCTGCCCACAACCTGTCGTAGTCGTCGCGGGTGAACTCCTGCGGGTCGAGCTTGTCGTAGGCCAGCCACGCATACGCCGTGCGCACCTTGTCCACGCGAGGGTACATCGCCATCGCTGCGGCGGCAAACAGCTGCAGCTGGTCGGGGTCCGACTTGGGCTTGCCGGTCTTCCAGTCGCACACCGTCACCGACTTGGGCTTGACCACCAGCAGGTCGAAGACGCCACGCACCCATACGTCCTTGGCGAAGAAGGTCGTCGGGGTGAGCTGTTTCGTCAGGCCGAACTTCAACTCGGCGTGCTTGACGCCGGGAGCCTGCAGCACCGCCTGCACGATGGGCACGTAGCGCGAGTACTTCTCGGGCAGGTGCTGCTCGCCCTTGATGTGCAGTTCGATGGCCTTGTGAATCTGGTTGCCGCTGGTCGTCGCCTCGTTCTGGGGCTCGGTCACGGTCTTGTAGATGCGCGTGAGCGCGAAGCGCCGTGGGCACGTCTCGAACGCGGTGAGGTAGCTGTAGGACCAGGCGATGCTCACAGCGGCTTCTCCAGCTCGATGAGCAGGTCGACGAAGTGCTTGATCTTCTCGAGGTCCTTGCGCCCGCCCTTGTCGCGCCAGCGCGTGGCGTACTTGATGATGCACCCCTCGATGAAGGGGATGCCGTTGGCGTGGATGTACTCCACCGGCTGGATCTTCAGCTTGCGGTAGTGGTCGCCAGCGACCTGCGTGTCCAGTGCCGAGGGCGTGTCGTTCGATGTGCTTGGCATGTGCGTCCTTTGTGGTACAGTTGGCGTCGGTCTTCTGGTGGTCTACAGTCTTCGCCCTGGCTTCGCGCCGGGGCTTTTTACTTCTTGGCATCGCCGTAAGTCTCGGCGATACCGCCTTCGCTCCACACGACCAGCTCGGGCCACCACGACGGCGGCGTGCGCATGATGCGCTGCAGTTCGGCAAGCAGGTCCTGGGCTTCGGACTGCGGGAAGACGTAGACCAGCTCGTCGTGCACCCGCAGCACCGGGCGCAGCCCGGACGACTTGTAGAACCGCAGTGCCGCCTCGAACACGCTGTCTCTGGCGAGCGCCTGCACGCAATTTTCATCGGTTTTTGTCGGACCAAGGTACGTTTTATTGCGCCCGTCGGCGTACACCCAGGACTTCTTGGGTTTGCCATCGGGCCAGGTCTGGCCTTCGTCGACGTAGCGCAGCTGCGGGTAGCGGATGAGCCTGCCGCTGGGCAGGCGCAGCCCTTCGGCATGGGTGGTGACGAGGCCCCACGGATCGACAGCCACGCCGTGCAGTCCCTGCACGATGTAGTTCAGCGCCTCGCCACAGGCTGCCCAGCCCTGCACGATCTCGGGGTAGGCCGCGCGCCACGTCTGAACGATGGACTCGCACGTCAGGCCCTCGCCGGACTCGGGCAGGTCGATGCCGCCCATCATCTTGGCGATGCGGCGGAACGTCCTGTACCCCGCACCGTACCCGAGCCCGAGTTGCGCAACCTTGGCAACCTGACGCTGCTGCATGTCGATCTGGTCGGGTGGCACGTGGAACAGGTGCTCCGACGCGAATGCGCGATACAGGTCCGCCGTCGGGCTTTCGTTGAACAGCGCCATCGACGACGGCACCTTCCACAGGAAGTGGTTGATCCGCAGCTCGATGCCCGACTGGTCGGCCACGCCGATGACGTACCCCTTGGGCGCTCGCATGCTCCTGCGCAGCGCGTCGCTGGGCTTGGGCGTGCGGCCGATACGAGGGAGGTTCTGGCAATTCATGATGAACCCCGAGTCCCTCCCCGTCGTGTCGGCACCGCAGTACTGCAGCGGCACGGGCAGGCGCCCGTTCATGACGCCCGCCACGTCGAGGAACTTCTGGATGCGGGTCTCCGTCAGCGTGGACTTGACTTCGAGGCGGGCACGCGCGGCTGCGGCCACGACGGGGTCCGGGTGGTCCTGCAGCGCGACGAACGCCTCGTCGGTCCTGGCCAGCGCCGGCACCTGCTTGTCGGGACTGGTGGGCGAGGGCTTCATGGGCACCTCGACCCCACGTGACTCCAGCAGGGCGCTGAACTTAGGCGCGCTGGCGAGCTGCTCGCGCACGAATCCGACCACGTCGGCCTCGCTGTCGCCACCCGAGTCCCGGTCCTCGATCCACGAGTACCCCAACAGCTGGGCCAGGTCGAGCAGCGACTTGTGCCTGTTCGCCCGCTCCACCGACAGCGCCGTGTGCAGCAGCCCGGTGTCCAGTTCGAACTGCGGCTCGACCAGCATGCGGATGTTGCAGTCCAGGTGCCACAGCTCCTTGGGCGTGAAGTGGGCGGCAAGCTTGCCAAACAGCGCCGCGCATTGCTCGGTGTCCGCGCGGTTGTACTCCTGCATGGCCGCGCGCTCGTCGTCGGTGAAGTCCTCCAGCCGCTTGCCCTTGGTATTGACGAGGGCGGTGTTGTCCTTGCGCCCGAGCCCGTAGTGCTCGACAAGCTTGCCAAGCGACAGCCCGACGGTCTTGGCGTGGATGGGCCTGGCCATCGCCAGCGTGCAGCCCCACATGCGTGGGCGCACGCCGAAACGCCACGCGAGGATCATGGCGTCGAAGGCCGACATGTTGTGTCCGATGACGTACTTGTCCGACCAGTCCATCTGGTCGAACACCTGCCGGATGCTGTCCTCGCCGAAGTACACGTCGGTGGGAGCCTTGCCCACCTTGACCGCCGCGCAGATGATCTGCGTGTCGGGGTGCATCACGTAGTCGATGGGGTTGAGCTTCGTCAGACTGTGGCCCTGCGACCAGAAGGTCTCGAAGTCGATGAATGTCGGGATGAGTTTCACTGGTGGGACTCGTTTGGGGGTTGTGGCGTCGTCGGTCCGCGCGGTATCTGCCTACGTTCGTCGTCCAGTGGTCGCGCCGGCTCCGGCATGTCTTCGGGCAGCAGTTGCAGCGCAATCAGTCCGCCCTTTGTCATGCCGCAGTACTTGAATCCTGCCCGCAGGTAGCAGCGTCCTGGATCGCGCTTCTTGCGTGTCTTCTTCGTGTCCACGAAGGTAACCATTCCCAGCGCGGGCGCTGGCCCGTACTCGTAAACCGTCGCGGCCACCGCCTCGCGGATGAGATCGCTGCTCAGGTGCTTGCTTTCGTTTCTGAAGGCGCTGCAAACCCATGCGCCAGCCCATGCGTGTCGCACGTACTCGGCAAACGGCCAACTAGTAATCCAGAACGCATCGAGTTCTGCCGTCTTCAACACCAGACACCGGCCGGGCGGCGCAAACTGTGGCGACCCGATTTTCTGCCTGTTGTAATGACGATCAGCCAGCGGCACGACTTCAGGGTCAGCGCGGTGGCTCCGAATCCATCTCATGCTTGTATTCCTCTTTCATCGTTCTGCTCATGTGCTGGCTGTTGCGGCCAGGTTGACCTGTCGTTATGTGTCCTGCAACGCCCGCAGCGTCTTCCCATGCGGGCTGGCTTTGGTCACCCAGCGCCTGGCAGTAGGCGCGATTCACTTCGTGTGCCACGCGGGCAATCTGTTCAAGTGTCATCCTTCGGCCTCTCTAATCTGGTCACGAATCTCGCGCAGGGCATCCATCGTCCACTGCGCAGCCAGCTCGCCAGCCGGGCTGTTGCCAACGGGCACCGGGTACGACTCCACGATGCGCGCGCACCGCTCGCGCTCTGCGGCCACCTGCTGGGCGGCGAAAGCCCTCACCTTGCTGGCGGTCCAGCCTTCGACAAATCCCTGTGCGCAGTCGGCGAGAAGGTCAGGCTTGGGCAGTGGCGCGATCCCATCAGCGCGATCGTCGTCGATCGGGTCGCCGCCACACCCGTAGACGGCACGTTCTTCGGTCATGGTGGGTTCTCCTATTCCATCTACGTTATGTGTCCAGATCGGTGTCGAACACAGAACCGCCCTTCCGCTTGCGGATAGGTCGCTTCTTGGCGGCTTCGCGTTCCTTGGCGACCTTCTTCGGCAGCCACTCTGCAACTTTGAACCGCACCAGCCTGGCCAGCGTCGAGGCATTGGCGTTCATGAGTCGCTTCTTGAGGGGCGCGTTGTTGCTCGGCACGTATCACGACCCCTTGCGCTTCGGCTTGAACAGCGCGGCATCCGGGCCGCAGCGGCTGACATCGTCGCGCGCGTCGATGCAGTATGCGTCGATGGTCCGACCAGACTTCCCGGCAAGTCCGATGCGGTAGCGCGCTGCCGAGCACCGCTCGCCGCCGGCAGCATTTGTGGCTTCGTCAGGCTTGGTCATGTGGCGTCTCCCGCTTAGCTCGATCGTTGCGCCCCAGCCTCACGCCATCGCCAGGGCGTGCCCGCGCGGCACTTTGAAGCCGGCCGCCTTGGCGTGCCCACCGCCGCCGTACAGCTTCGCCACGTCCGACACGTCCACGCCGTCGTCGGTGGCGCGCAGGCTGAACACGCGGCCATCGGCCGTGTCCCAGTAGCAGGCCGCGAACGGCTCTCCCTGGGCCATCAGGTGCGCGGCATCGCTCGCCATCGTGTACGGCAGGCTGGCCACCGGCACGTCATGGGTGCCGATCACCATGCGGCGCTTGCACACGGCCACCAGCTCTGCCACGTCCTTGTGGTGCTTGCGCTCGATGGCGGCGCCGGCCGCGGTCATCTTCAGCAGTTCAACCTGATCGGCGCTCATCAGCTTGTCCCACGTCTCGAAGCTGTACTCAAGGCTGAAGACCACCGCGTGAATCTCGCGGGTGCCGGGCAGCTTGAAACGCCACAGGTCGCGGTCTTCCACATGGCCAAGCAGCAGCGGTCGGTCTTCGCCGGGGAACAGGTAGTCCCACGCCAAGGTGGCGCCGCTGCGGTTCAAGTCGGTGAAGTGCGCCAGTTTCTTCGGCTCGCCGGCCCCGCTGTCCTGCATGAACAGCGGCTGCAAGTCTTCGATGGCGGTCTTGTGGTGGTCGATCAGGCACACGCTGTTCGCGACCTTCAGCATCTGCTCCACTACCGCGCGCTTGTAGCTGAAGTCCACGAGGTACACGTCGCGCCCGGTCACGTCGGGCGGGTCTTGCTGGTGCACGCCTGCCACGTAGTCGGCGCCAGTGCCGTACTTGCGCCAGAAGCACCACGCGGCACTGAAGCCGTCTGCACAGTTGCCGTGGTAGATCACGAGTGGTCGCATTACATCTTCCTTTCGCTTCGGTTAGAGGGGGCGCAACGTCGGCGCGGGGCCGCCCGTTACCTCGAACGTCAGAGAGGCAACAAACGCCAGTGCCGCGACGATAGCCACAAGCGCAACGGCGTAAATCAGCAGATACACCAGTCCCTCGGCGCGCGACTGCGCCTCGTCGTCGGTGTCAGAAAACAGGTCATCGTTCATCGTTCGACTCCTAGAGTCTGATCGCACCCAGGGCTTCGAGCGTTCGCACGGCTTTCGCCCACGCTTCTTTTTTCGTGTAACCAATGCCAAGCAACATGCGCCCGAAAGCGTGCCGGCTGTATTCAGTATTCAGTCGAGCCAACTCATCGCGGTTTATGTCCCACACACACCATTCGCCCGTAGTTTCCCGCTCTGCGCCGGCGTTCGGGTAGCGGCTGCGCACCTTCATCTCGTCGCTGTCACGCTCGGTAGGCTCGGGCTTCACGGCAGTTCCCTCTTGGGTTTGAACAGCACGGCATCCGGGCCGCAGCGACTGCCTTCGTCGCGTGCGTCGATGCAGTACATGTTGAGGGTGCGCCCGGAGCGACCGCCAAGTCCGACGCGGTAGCGCACTGCCGCGCACCGCTCACCGCCGGCGCCGTGCCTGTCGACACCGACGACGTAGTGAACGCATGCGCGGCAGGTGACGCGTTCTTCCCACCACTTCTGAGTGCGCGGGTGAACGCGCAGGAAGGCGAGGTCGATCTCCATCAGTCAACCTGCGTGAGGGCGGCCTCGAAGGCCGTGATGGTCTCGGGGCTTGCGCCCAGAGGCGGGAACTGGAGGTCCGACGCACCACTGCGCGCCTCGATCTTGTCGGCCAGCTGGCGCAGCTGCTTGACGATCTCGTCATTGCGCGTACACAGGCGATCAAGCGTTGCCTGAATATCAGCGGCGGACCTGATCAGCTTGGCGATGCCGGACTCCATGTGGTTGAGCGAGACGACCTGCACCTTGCCGCGCTTGCTGGCGGCGGCTTCCTTTTTCGCTTGGACCGCGCGCCACTTCTCGTCGATACGCTTGCGCTGCTGCGCGAGGTACTCGCGCGCCCGCTCGTCGTACAGCTTCATGCGGCCGTTGACGCCGGTGGTCGAGACGGGCTCGATGCCAGCCTTCTTGAGCATCGTCTGCGCGTGGGCGTTCGCTAACCCGAACTCGTGGGAGAGGGTCGTGACAGTGTAGAGGGTCTGAGTCATGATGGTCCTTTCAGGTGGTTGGGAGTTGAAGGGGAGCAGAGTTTACAGACGGGCGTCAAGTTACGTCAAGCAGGCCACGCATTTCTGCAGGGCGAGCTGCAGGCGTTCGAGTGCCAGGCGCGCTCCCGGCCGACCATAGTCGGCCTGGGCATGGACGTAGGACATCGCGTACTCCATCGCATCGGCGGCTTCGCGCAGAATCGCGTCGAGTCTGGCCAGCTCGTCGGCCGCCGCACGCTGCAGCGCCAGCGACGGCCCCTGGTTGATGAGTGCTTCGCGCAGTTTCACGGGTTCTCCTCGTCTTCGGACAGTACATCGGTCAGCGGGCGCAGCTCGCTGGGCGGTCGCGTCGCTGGCAGGCCGAACAGGGCCACGCCGCCTTCGGCGACGGACCACGTGCGGGCCTGCGAGTCAAACACGTACAGATACTCGCCGCCGCACTGTTGAGTCAATGCCTGCAGTGCCCGCAGGTCAGTCGAGCTGATTGCGTGAGTTTCGACCTCACCTCGGTCTCGGCCGTATGCCTCGCACCATTCGGGGTGCCCGGGCGAACCGAAATCATGCCTGTCACCCAGCGCCTCGCCGAGACTCGACAGATCGCCGAGAGCGATCAAAGCCTCGACCTTGTCGGGGTCGGTGTAGTGATCGAGCAGGACCCGCCCGACCCCGGACGGGTAGCCGTCCCAGTGGCAGTAGATGGACTCGAAGGCGCCGCCGGGGCGGGCGACAGCGATGCGGCAACGTGTGGCCATGGCGGGTTCCTTTCAGTATTCAGAGGGAAGGATGAGGGCGAATCGCTCGCCCTCGTCGGCGAGGAAGAACGTCAGCCTGCCCAGCGGCAGGTCGGTGTGGTCGATGAAGCGGGTCCACACCGGGGGGTCCTCGTCGTTGACGGACAGCTCGATGGTCGCAGCATCGTCGGCCACGGTCACGTGAACGACCCCCAGGTAGCTGCCGCTGTTGCGCAGCGGCTTGAGGCACTCGGTGGCGATGATGTCAAGCAGCCAGTGGCACCCGGCATCGGCCACCTCCTGCACCCCGTCGGAGTACTGGAACTGGCGCACCAGTGGGTGACGCACGAAGAAATTCGCCCCATTGCGAAACGCCGTGTAGGCGTTGGTGAGTTTGGCAGTGTCCATGTTCAGGCTCCTTCAAAAGACGTGTGGGCCGAGACCCACGAAAACGCTGCGCTGCGCGCAGCCTCGAACGACTCGTGGTTGATGTCGGCGTGCACGACGCTACCGTCGGGATCCTCGACAACGAAACTCCAGCCGTCGTGGTCGAGATCGATGTCGATGCGGTGTCCCATGAAGTACAGGACCTGCGAGCGGTCATCGTCGTCCTCGCCAGCGTGCGGCGACTCCTCGTCCGTGTCAACCCAGTCGAAGTAGTAGCACATGCACTCGGCGACCATCTGGGGATCGGTACGCGCCGTGGCCTCGAGGACCGACGCATAGCCGTTCATGATGCCCGTGCAGATGGCCTTCTCGCGCTTGGTCATGATCTCCTCGCCGGCGAGCGCCTCGCGCACCGACCTGGTCGGGACCGGATCGAGGTACGTCAGCGCCGCACGAATGGCCTCCTTCGGAAACTGCTCGATGGTCTCGGCGCACGCATCGACGTCGGGGCGCGTCAGGTCGTGGAGGAACTGATCGCGATCGAAGCGATCCGCGCGCGGCCTGACCACGTCCGCCACGTCCACCGCCTGCCGGGTGGCACGGCCATACAGGTCCACCACCTTGGCGTCGGACCGGTCGTGCCGCCACGAATCGTAGTCGTCCAGGTCGTCCCAGCGTCCACGCCCCCAGCCCGAGTAGCCGCTCACACTGAACACCTTGCGGTAGCCGGGAATCAGCAGGCTCGGGTCCCACGCATACGTGTTGGCGAACCACATCCCGTCGTGCTCGATGCCCTGATCGCGGTTGACGATGGTCATCTCGCCGTCGTCGTCGATGAAGACGAAGCGGTTGTTTTCGATGAACTCGCCCACCATCGACGCGAAGCCCCGGCTGTGGACGATCTTGGGGTGCATCGCCACCGCATCGGCCAGGTAGTCCTGGATGAAGTGCCACGTGTCGGAGCGGGTCCTGTCGGTGTCGTTGCCGGTGTGCAGGACTCCGTTGTGCGCCATCGCCACCTTGCCCGGCACGACGACATACGGGTGGCAGTTGTCGTGGTTCGTATGCCCGTGCGTGGTCCAGCGGAAATGCACGACGAGGTTGCGGTCGTCGCTCGGGTAGTCGCGAATCTGGGCGACGAGGTCTTCGATGGTCCTGGGCAGGGTCTTGACGATCTTGAGCCCGCGCCTGTTGGCCCATGCGGCCCCCAGGCCGTCGGGGTTTGACTTGAAGAGGCTTTCGAGCACGTCACGCCGCTCGAGCAGCAGGGTGCGAATCTTGCCCGAGGGGCCTGCGATGATCTGGCACATGGTGAGGTCCTTTCAGTGGTGGTTAGTGGTGGTAGTGAATCAGGCAGCAGCGAGCAATTCCTTCTGAGGCTCGCGCCACGCCCCGTGCTTGTTGGTCACGCCGAGCCACTTGCACAGGTGGTGGTACTGGCGAGCGTGGGAACGCAGCCAGTCGGTGAACGCCTTGGCCGTGAGGTTCTTGTAGGACGCCGTGCGGCAGTACACGACGATGGCGTGGGTGAACTCCAGCTGCGCGAACATCCGGTCCTTGCGCAGGGACGCCCGAAACAGGCGCACCTCGACGGTGTTCTGGCTGCCGTAGTCGTTGTCATCCAGCCCGAGGCGACGCGACTCGCTGCGCGTCAGGTTGGTCAGGTTGACCATGACGTGGCGCCTGGGCGACTTGTTCTTGAGCGCCTTGAGCGGGTCGGTGATCTGGTCCGGCCTGCCGTAGTCCCACCCAGCGTAATCCTGAGCCCACTTGTCCTCCTGCGGGTGGCGACCTGCGATGCTGCGCAGGAAGCACGCGTTGTCCGGCGTGTTGAAGAACTGCAGGAACTTGCCGAGCGACAGGGCCGTGAACGCCCGGGAGTCGATGTGCACGTGCATGCCGCAGGTGCCGGCATCCCACGCCTTGAGCCGCCTGGGTTTCCACGCGCCGAACCGCGCGAGGTGGCGCGCCAGCGAAGTGGGCCGCGTGACGATCTCGATGCCGTTGCAGCCGATGGACGCATCGGCCTTGCAGATGACGTGGTCGTCGCCGAGCTGGTCGCGAATGTCGCGCACCGCACCGGACACGGTGCCGGACGTGACGACGGTTTCCAGCTCGATGCCCATGTGGAAGTCGCCGCTGCTGGACGTGGTGAACGACGGGTCCACGCGCAGGAAGTCAAGCACGTCCGCGCCATACACCATGCGACGGTCGGGGTCGCGCGTGGAGTCCCCGTCCTCGTCCTCGTCCTCATCATAGTCGGGCTCGTCATAGTCGGGCTCGGGGTTCAGGTGATACTCGCCGTCGCGCTCCCAGTAGTAGACGTCCTCGCGCCAGCGGTACGTGCCGTCGTCGACCACCTGCACGACCTCGTCCGCGAAACACGAATCGCACACGGTGGAGCGGCTGAAACGCGGGCCGATCTGGTGGGACTCTTCCTCCACGCACACGTGCCCGCAGTCGGACAGGCGGGGCAGGTGTCCCTCGCAGACGTCGTGGTCGCGCAGCGCCTCGCGCAGCCGGTTGACGGTGCGTTCCAGGGACGTGTGCGAGACCACGTTCTGCAGGATGTCCAGCGTCTCGACAAGGTCAAAGGCGTAGTCCCGGCAGTCGTCGGCGATGAGGCGGCGCACCTGCAGGCACAGCTGCCAGTACAGGTCGCGGGCGCGGGGGATGCGATGCGGCGGCACGCCACTGAGGCGATGGATGGGCGCAACGGCGAACCGGCTGCCGGGATACAGCACGTACCGATACTCCTCGCACAGCGCCAGGCGTTCCCCGGCAGTGGGCGCGATCTGCACCGGCGGCCGGACGTCGACGGCGTTGCGGTCCCACAAGTTGTTGCCCCACAGAATGCGACCGGCGCACCGCATCGTGCCCCACGTCCGCCTGACTTCGTCGGTGCAATTCGCGCGCCGCACGATATTCCACTTCGACAGATCGTCGTACCTCCATGCGAGGATATTCGGCGTGAACATCACGACATAGGGGTAGTTCAGGTGCACGCTGAAATACTTGTAAGGGGTCAGCACCGTGTCGAGGATTTCTTCACGGGTAGGTTCGCGGGCAGATTCGTTGGTCGTATTGGTAGCGGTCATTTCAGTTCTCTAGTCAGGTTGGTGGGTGGAAAGTAAACGGATGCCGGGTCACAGGCCGATCACCAGCAGTGCCGCGACAAGGCACGCGAGGAAAAACACCAGCCACGCCATCTCGTGGCGCGACGGGTTCTTGTAGGGACCCTCGATGGGGTCCATGGACGCGGGGCGCCACGGGCTGGAGTGGGTGCGCCCGTGCAGGATCTGGCGGTGTTCGGGAAGGGCCATCGTGTGGTCTCCAGTGGTGGGGTGGCGTGAAAAAGCCCGCGCGGCTGATGAGTGCTGCGCGGGCCAGGGGAGGTGGCGGGAAAAGATGGCCCGCGAAGGGGCCTGGAAGGGCCGTGGTGGCGCGATCAGGTGGTGGGCGACACAAGGGTGCGTGCGTAAGCCTCCAGTTGCTCGTACACCCACTTTTCGCCACCGAGGGCGTACAGCTTGTTGTACTCGTCGTCCGTCAACAGCACATTGACGCGGTGGCGCTTGCGCAAGTGGGGGGGAAGGCGTTGACGCCCCGGGTGGGCCTTCGCGCGTTGCGGCGGCGGGTGGGTCTTGTTGTTGGCCGCCAGGAAAACGTGCACGGTCGTCTGCAGCACGCCCTTGTCCCTGTAGTCAGTCTCGTGCAGGGGGAACCACTGGCGGGCTTCGTCTGCACTGTCGGCGACGTGCAGCACCTCTTTCGTGAACTCGTCGACGACGATGTACTTCTTGCGGCCGTGGGCGTCGCGTGGCACCAGGGCGTCGTATTCGTGATCGGGGAAAGGGTGGATGACCATGGGTTACTCCTCGGTGGGATAGGGGGTAGAAGCGAGAAGGGCGCGCAGCCAGTCGGCGCCGCGAATGGAGGTCCAGATGGCGCGCTCTGCATCGGTGAAGTACAGCGCCTTCGGGGTGCGCGGGGTGCTGCGGGTGCCGATGGGGGACATGGCCGGGGGCGTCCAGGTGGTGGGTGCGGGTGGTGCTGGTGGAGCCAACGGGGTGTAGTCATCGTCGTCGTGAACGAAGGGCAAGTCGTGCATGAGGGTCTCCTGAAGCGCCAGAAGCGGCGCGGGGGCGATTGTAGACTAAGAACGAACGTAAGAACGTAAGTACTGAAGAGGGGAAACCCCGATGGAGGGCGGGCCACCACCTCTACTTGCGATTTCTTGGGGCTCTACTTGCGATGCGGGCGGGAGAAGGCCCGCCACGGGCCGAATTTCACAAGGAAACCGGGGGTCTGTGCTCGGATTCCTTGGATTCCTTATGTCTCTACGGGAGACGGGGGGGGCTAGAGTGTTTGTTAAAGACAGTAAGTAAGTAAGAAAGTAAGATGTTCTATCTTACTTTGATTTAGACACACGTAGGTTATATTTTATAAGTAAGAAGGAAAGTAAGTAATACGAGTAGATGACACACGCAATACTTACTTACTGTCTTTAACAAACACTCTAGCCCCCCCCGTCTCCCGTAGAGACATAAGGAATCCGAGGAATCCGCGCACAGACCCCCGGTTTCCTTGTGAAATTCGGCCCGTTCGTGCGCACTGACCTGGCGATTTCGCGAGCAGTGACCCCCTGCAGTGCCCCCTCAGATGGCCAAAACGGGAGTGTTTGGCGCGTGCAGGCCGGGGGGTGCGGGGGGTTTTGGGCGTCTTTCGTTCTTACTTACAGTCTTACTGCCTTCGTTCGCGCGCGGTAGCGGGCAGTCTTTCGTTCTTACTTACAGTCTTACTGCCTTCGTTCGCGCGCGGTAGCGGGCAGTCTTTCGTTCTTACTTGCTGTCTTACTGCCTTCAAATCCCGTCCGGTTCGGGCAGTCTTTCGTTCTTACTTGCTGTCTTACTGCCTTCGTTCGCGCGCAGTCGCGGGTGCCTTGTGCGCCCGCACTACTCCCTTACTTCCTTACTTTCTTACTTCACCCACACCTCAACAGCCTGGCCAGTCGCCGATACGACGCTGGCGTGATGTTGCGTGGCGGGTGCAGTGCTCGGCGCTCTTCGGCACCAGTGACGTAGTCGCCCTCGCCCTCGCCCTCGCGCTGCAGGTGCCGTTACCGCGGCAGCAAGGGTGCTGCAGTGTTCGGGTTGATGTAGACGGTCG